AGAGGCAGGAACCCGGAGAAGCCTCTGGGCTCGCTGGAGGGCACCCTTGATGTACATCTCGACCTGGGACGCTGTGATGTCCCGCCGATTGAGGGCACCTAGGAATTGAGCCTTGACTTCTCCGTAGTTCATTAAAGGACCTTATTTGTGGTGATGAATGCGTCTAGGCCTTCGGTATGAAGCTTCAGGAGCGTCTTACGGGCCGGTTCTTTGCGCGGATCATATCCTTCACTCAGCCACTTCTCATAGACGGCTGTGGGGATACTCGCGAAACGATGGAACTCACCTGTGGGACGGCTGGTGGACGCAAGTCGCTCAGCCTTCAGACCATCAAGGAACTCCTGGGTAATCTCTTGGCTGTTTTGGATCACCAAGCGTCCATCGTGGTCTCCATCATGGAAGTCCACATTGGGGTCAATAAGCTTCATTGTCTTGTTTCTAATATGAAAAAAAGGGAGACCCCAGGTGTTACCCTGAAGCCTCCCCTACTGTGTCTGTTCCGTTATAGATCTAGAGGGACCTTTACGGCCTGAAGTGTCTCACGGTTGTCTTCAGGACCGACCTCAAGCGGAACCTAAACACGGATATTAGCCGCGACGGATGACCGCCGAAGCCTTGTAGTTCTTGTGCTTGAGGCTGAACTCGCCGACAATCATCATCTTGACGTTATCGCCGGTCTTCGCCAGGGTCTCACGGAACCAGTTGCGGAAGACCATGAGCTTCCACATATCCGAGCTATAGACCAGCGAGTCACCAGCAGCCAGCCAACGGTTCAGCTGGACACCAACCTCACCGAACGGCGAGACGTAGAGGTCAACGCGGTTGACAATGGTCTTGTCCTCGGTGCCCGTGTTGATCTGACGGTTACGGCCAGACGCAGCAGCGAAGTTGGCGATGGTCAGGGCATCGGTCGGGGTGACCATCAGGATGTCCGCCTCGACACCAACCGTGTAAAGCTGCTGGAGCGTCGCGAGAAGCTTGGTCTCCGAGATGGGCGTACCTGCACCACCAGTCAGGGTGATGTTGCCAGCGTCGATCTGAGCCTGCACACCCGCGAACTTACGGGCCGTCGAAGAGTCACCCGTGACGGAGGTCTGCTTGGTGCCAACCAGGGCATTCTCCAGGTCGCGCTTGAGCTCAGCGGAAGCCTTGCTAAGCTGGTAGGCCGACTCCTTGGCGCGGCCGTAGTGGTCAATCGAGTCCACCGAGCCAGCAACCTTGATGGTCTTCTGAAGGATTTGGGTCGTGTTCGAGCGCATCGTGGTCGGGGTGAGCGTACCATCAACCGCATCGAAGCCTTCGACCTGGGCGTTGACAGCCGGGTCCGCCAGGGCATCTTCCTGCCACTGGAAGAGGATGTTCTTGATGGTCTCCTTGCCGATCTGGCTCAGGAAGGGGGTCTTCGTGGGCGAGATGTTGGAGATGATGTCCGACACCTCCTCCTTCTTACCAACGGTCTGGTAGCTGTTCCAAAGGGCCATTTGTTATCCTTGTCTTTTCTTGTTGTTTGGGAATGAGATTTAGTCGTCTTCGGGATCACCCAGGGCTATCCAAACGCCGATACACCCAGCCTCTAGATCCTCAGTGTCCATTAGTCGTCCATGAAGGAGGCCAGGAACGCCTCAGTGGCAGCATCCTGAGTGCCAGTCTTCTTGAGGACTTCAAGAGCCTTAGCGGTCTTCTTAGGAGTCAACCCGGAACGGGCCGTGTCGCTATTGACCTTGCTCTTGATGATCTTCTTGGCTTTGAGATCCTTGGGCTTCGTGACCACCTTCTGACCACGCTCATACAGCATGGCCTTGTGGAGAATCCGAAGGATCGGCTCGGAGACCAGGTTGTCCATGACCTCCTTGGGAACACCATGATTGATGGCAAACCCCTGCATGTCTTCGTAGACCTTCTGATCGAACCCCTTGATGCCGGTCTTCGGGTCTTGGAGTGCAGTCAGTGTAGCCTTTGCTTCTGCTACAAGGGCCGTATGCCTCTGCTGGTGGACATTCTGCATGAACGTCCCCAGTTCCTTCTCATAGAACTGTACGTCCGAGTAAGCCTTCTGGGCTTCCGAACGGAGGGCGTTGAACTCTTCGCCACTCAGGTCCTTGGAGGCAGTGAACCAATCAATCTTGGCGTATGGTTCAAAACGCTCACGGGCACGCTGAAGCATGACCTCAGAGGCGGCCACATAGCTTGCCCCCTGGTCTTCGAGCTTCTTGCGGGTCTCCGCGACTTCCTGCGACTTGCGCGTAAGAGCCGCTTCCTGACCGTACAGACGTTGAAGTTTGCTAACAGGAACTTCTACTTCCTTGCCGTCCACCTTGAAACGGGTAACAGCATCGTCCTTGAGAACCTTCCGGGGCTTATCGTCCTCTTCTTGGTCCTCTTCCTGGTCATCGTCTTCCGACTCAGTATCATCATCGGTCTCTTCATCCTCCTGGTCGTCACCAGTGTCTTCGGATTCCTCAGAGTCCTCTTCGTCAGACTCGCTTTGGTCTTCCTCATCCTCATTCCCGGGTAGCTCCTCAGGAGCGCCCTTCTTCCAAAGGTCAAGGAAAGCATCAACCGTCGTGTCACCACTCAGGTCAGTAGTCTCAATAGGTGCGTCCGTGGGGATAGCACTCGACATCAATCGTCGTCCTGTTCAATCTTGTTATTACGGTCGTCTTCGATCTGTTTCTTCGTGACGACATAGCTTGCTAATCGGGCCGAGAAGGCTCGCATACCGTGTACGGTAAGGTAGAGGTGTTCCCGGTGTTTCTCTTTATCATCCAGGTCAGTCTCAAGGATCTCCCGGCCAATCTCGGAGACAATGAGGTCAAACAGTTCGTTGAACTCATCGCTCCTGAGAATGGACTCGGCCTTGAGACCACGGATGATTAGGTGGTCTTCAGGTAACATTTGTTTTATGAGGCTAGGATAGACTGAGCATGATGCAGGACCGTATTCGCAACGCGCGAGGCGAGGTAATCATGCCCCGCAGGTACAGGGTGGACACCATCCGCACCAATATAAAGGTTACTGTTACCGGAGCCTGATACCGCCCCGACCTTGCCCGCGACCTGCTGCCAGTTGTCCGCGTAAGTGTCAAAATACTGGAGCCGCGTGCCATACCCAGGTACTGCCTGAACACCCGCCTTGATGCCGTTCGCGTAAGCGGTGCTTGGGTTCTGCGATGGGGCGCGAAACGGGCCGATCACCGTAAACACAGTGTTTGGCAGGGCCGCCATCAGGCCGCTGTAGAGCGTCGTCACTTCAGCCTGGGCAGTCGCCGCGACGCCCGTCCCGAAGTTGATGCCCTCGCAGAAGACAAGCCAGTCGGGCGCATACGGTACGATGTCGGTCGCCGAGCGGGCGCGGAGCGCTTTGCCGCTCTGGTTGCCGTTCTGGATGTAACCCTCGCCAGGCATGGCGCTGACCCACCAGTCACGCACTCCGAGTAGGAAGCCGGCCTGTCGGCCGAGCCCTAGATGAGGGTTGTCGGTGCCATCACCATTACTACCGAAAGAGTAACTATCACCGACGATCATCCCTCGAATAGGATTGGCGGGTGTTAACCACACCCCGTAGTTGTTTGGTACTTTGACGCCACCAAATGCCCCAAATCCCTCCGTCTCGAACCGGATGCGTCGCGGCGCTGCGGATGAGAATGTGACTGTCAGATAGGCGCCTGCGTAGCTTGTTGAACCGAGCGTGCCTGGCGTCAGCGAAACGGCCTGATCATTGACAAACAGGCGATACTTGTTGCCCGTGTTGAGGGTCAGGATTTCTAAGTTCGCCGCATCACAATAAAATTCGACCTGCTGTATTGGCCCGCTGCGATATGTGTTGTAATCCACATGGCCAGCGAGGGCATTGCCGGGAAGCAGCGTGGTGTTGGAGAGCGTCCCGAGGTAGCGTATGTTTGGGTCATTATAGGCGTAGGTCGTCCCGCCAGTGATTGCACTCGACGCAGTGAGCGTGACTGTCGGCGGTGAGGCCATGGCGGTCGGGAGGGCGCCGGATTGGCTAAGACGCAGCAGATCTCGCGCCCTCGTTGATAGGGATGTAATACCACCAGAACCGCCACCCCCGGGAGACTGAAGAAAACCTAACATCTCGCCTCCTAGTGGTGCCGGTAGTACGTAGCGACTGCCGTGGTGTTGCCTCCAGCCGTGATGTTGATGACCGCGAAGGGGAACGCTGTGTAGCCAGCGGTCACCGGGACAACCATGATATCACCGTTCTCAAAGATGAACTCAACGTTTCCGGCAGTGGCGCATACCACACTAATGTACCGGGAAGCGGGGAACTGCGTACCAGGGGTAATCTGCTTAGCGGTACTTAGGCTGTCATTCTTGCCCATATGTTGTCTCCTTCTAGCCTAAGCCAAAGAATGATTTCAGGTTGGGACCGAAGGACGACATGAAGTCACCCGGAGCCCCGCTTTCAGTGAAGGCCTTCAGGCCAGACCCAGGGCCATTATCGGAGGTACCGGCAGAACCATGAGACCCAGCAGCCAAGCGGTTCCACAGTGAAGCCTCAGGACCATGGTAGTTCGCACCCCAAATGGTCGGTGTTGAACCCTGAGGACCACCCTGGGGAGCCCCCTGTCCTGCGGAGAGCTCTTGGTCAGAGGGACGCTGAGGAGGCAAAGGGACGCCCTGGATGGGAGCCGGGGGTCCCTGAACCTCCTGACCGGGAGCACCCTGAGGAGCACCACCAGGACCACCAGGCGCACCCTGAGGAGCCCCTTGGTAGATGACGGATTGTTCAGGGAGGCTCACCGGGTTGGCAGGGGTCCCTGGGGTGAACGCATTGACCACATGGCCAGCCACAGAGCCCGGTTGGAACTTGCCTTGGGTAGCGTCCCCAAGGATCGAGAGGAGCCCCGGGCCAGACTGAGGGGCCTGTGCGGGGCTCGTAAGAGGGTTCTGGACAGCGTGGGTGTACCTTGAAAGGAACCCCGGGTCCTGCTGAGCCTGCTGAGGATTGGAGACCCCATGGAGGATCTGGGCGAGCCCCGTAAGGCTAGGTAGATTAAAACTCATCGTCTTCGGGGAGCCTCCGTCTCTTTCCTTTGGCGAACTTCATGGGATCGCTGTATTTGCCCGTTAGCCGGGTCTCTTGGTTAGCCATCGACTTCTGACGGCTGGTGAGTTTCTTAGTGGACCTATCGTGATCCCATGGTCGCTTTGGCATTGTTCTTAGTTAGGAGTTAGGAGACACAATGGCCTTCGCAGGTTCCGTCTCAGGGGCCTTCTCGACAATATCAAGTTCACGCTGAGAGACATCAATGCGGTTAGCCACATCCATGTCCTTGCGGTGGCTATCGGCCGTCTTAATGAAGTGCTCGAAGTCCATCTTCATCTTCGAGATCATGGCCTGCATCTCATGGTTCTTATCAGCGACTTTGGCCTTCTCCATGGCTGCCTGTGCTGTAAGCATCCTGGCGTCAGAGTCCTGTTTCTCAATCTGCATCTTAGCGATGGCGATAGGATCAGGCTGAGGCGGGGGAAGCTTCTCAGGGGGAGTCAGGTAGTCAGCCGTGTTCTTGATCCCTGAGAGCTTGAGGATCTTCACGGAGGCGTTGTACAGACCTTGTTCACCGACCATGCGGGACAACTGAGGGTTCTGAGCGGCCATGGTGAGCAACGAGGTGAACTTCATGGCTTCAGCGTTGGAGTCATTCTGACCCAGATGGAGGGTCACAGTGGCGTCCTTACGCTCAATCCAGGTCTTGGGGTCGATATCCACCCAGCGGCCTGCGAGCTCCACAACGGACTGACGGTTCTCATTCTCAAGGACCAGCCGATAGATCTCGATGAAGACCTCACACAGGAAGTTACCGAAGTTCCTCGCAACGATCTTCTGGCGGGTCTGGGAGAGGTTCACCAGGTCGTTGACCATACCCTGGCTGTTCTGTTTACTGATGGCGTCCTTGTTCAAACCCTGAGACAAGGCAGAGACACCAGTGGTCTCTTCGTTAGAGGCCTTCAGCATCTCCAAGGTCTGGTAGACGAACGGGTTGAGACCCGCTTGCTGGAGGGGTGCCACAGCGTCAGGACGGGTGATATTGACTAGGCCACCAAGGCGGTTGTCCAGCATCTCCCGGGGATTCGTGAGGCCACCCTGAAGGACCGTATAGCGGGGGTTATTGGTAATCGAGGTGTGGTCCAGGATACCCCGGGTCAGGACTGTACGAGCATTCTGGGTCTGGACGACACGCTGAGCGAAGTTCTGGCCGTAGAAGCTGTGGCCGACCCTAAGTGGGACGAACACCTTGAAAGGCGAACGGTCCACCTCTTGGATATCCAGAGTGACCTTACAGCACCGAATGATCTTATAGAGCCTGGGACGGTCCCCATCAGGAGCCATCTCCATATAACACTCGTAGACCTTGTAGGGCCGCATCTCATCGGTCACCTCATTGTCATTACGAGTCCCAGCATCCAACTGGATGTTCCTGGCGTGCTCCTCAACCTCAGTGTCGGTGCTGTCTTCACCGTCTGGAGCCTTACCCTTGAGCTTCTTGATGTCCAGACCCATGGCCTTGAGTTCACCAAGGGTCTTCAGGGTCCTGTGGTAGTGGAAGGCCCCCTTCAGCTTCTTGGCTCTGGGTTCGATCCCGAACTCCTCAGGAGCGATGTTCTCAATGACCACCTGTGAGAGGTCAGCCTTGAGCCGGGTCAGGGTACCCTTATAACCACCAGTCTCGGGGTCCACCTCAGCGTTGAGCTCGGTGATCTCCTCCTGGGCTGCTAGACCATGTACGTCTTCCTCAGGAAGGTGCTCGAAGTCCTCATCCTGGTAGGCCTTGTTCTCATCCCAGTAGATCTTGACGACGCCAACGCGGGCCTTTAGACCATCATCAATGACATCGTGGCAGATCTCATAGCCACAATTTTGTCTGAAAAAGACATAGCTTGCGTACTCCGTGGCAATCATGCACGGCTCGACATCCTCAGGACCCTGCGGGGTGAACTGGATGATATCCTGCCCACCCGCGAAGGTTTCCAGCAGGGAGGCCTTGAGGGCTTCCACAGAGTCGTAAACGTCATTCGAGACATAGGAGCTAGAGCCCTGGGATGCCCGTGCGGGGAGCTCTGAGTTGTAATAGCGGTTGACCCGCTCACGTTCCTTGGCGAGCTTCGAGGTACTAACACCGACTGCCTGCTCAATGCGGCGGTCTACAAGGACCCCGATCTTCTCTCCATCAAGGGCCTTGTCGGCCATCTTATTGTTGCCTTTCGGTTATATAGCCTCGATATAGAAGTCATCCGTAACTTGGATCGGAGTGAACTTCCCTTCGTGACAGTGGTTTGCAATTGCTAGAGCCATCACTGTATCATCGTGGCAGCCTTCTTCGGCTTCCATCGCACCACTCTCAGTAACAATGTATGACAACATCTCTCTGAGGGTGGTCTTATCGTTGACCTCAATCTCCTTTTCACGGAGAGAGGCCCTTAGCCGGTCAATGATGAGCGGTTTGGTCTTAGCGGTAGTCCTGAAGCCAATCGAGATGGACTCAGTGTCGTTGAGTTTACCTTCGGTGACCTCTGTGTAGATATTGGGGTACAGAAGGTCTCTACCTAGCCTGATGGCGGTCAAGATACCGTGGTTGTTATTCTCGACTGCGATACGGGCTGTGTTATAGTGGATACCTAGGGCCTGGAGGATATCTGCGAAGTAGTCTGGATGAACCAAACCTCTCCAAACCGCGACTTGGCGTCTGTTTGAGTCCAGGATCTGAGCGACCGAATAGTCGCCATTCCTGATACCCATGCCCACGTCAGCACCAATCGTGTAGACCTCCTGGGGGTCATGCTTGTGGTAGACCAGGAGTTCACCTCTGGGATGCTCCCGGAAGACACCCATTTCCATCGCTAGACGGGTACTGGGTTCTGAGGCATCCCGCATGAGCTCTTGAAGCTGCTCAGGATTAAACACAGGTCTACCAGACGCAATGAAGGCCTCTTCGGCATTCGAAGGGTATTCCTGTTGGAAGGCTTCGCGGCCGTTCTGGGCTATCTTCTGCCTACGGAAGCACAACTGACCATCATCGAGGCCGTATCTGGCAACAAGGTCCTCTTCCTCGTAGGTCCTCTCAAAGTGCTCAGGGACCTCTAGTCGATATTCGGGGCTATCGAACCATGGACTAAAGAACGGGATGAAGCCGTTGGTACCCTCTACGGCACCCTGCCAGAGCTCATAGAACACTCCGGACATGCCGTTGGCTGTGGACTCTACGAAGATGCCTGTGTCACGTTCGTTGGGGATGGCTTGGAGAAGGGCGTTGAGGTTATCTGAAGCTGTGGCTGTAGGCCAGAAGGCAACCTCTGAAAGATGGGCAAAGTTGATGGTTTCGCCACGAGCAACACCGTCACCACCAGCAGTCGCGACAATGAGCGACGTATCGAGCTTATCAAAGGAGAGTTCTCTGCGGTTAGAATACTTGGTGGAAGGCCGCATAAGCTCTGGCATCTCAGCGTGAATGCGCTGGTACATATCGAACAGAGCTCGGGTGCTCTCAGCCTTGTGGGCAATAACGAGGCCCTTCTTGGCCTTCATCTGGGAGAGCTTAAAGTATAGATACGCTGAAGTGAATGTGGATAGACCCTGCTGGCGAGCCTTCAGGATGATGACCCGTACCTGGCCTGTCGCTTCGTACTGTTTCCTTACGATGTCATCTAGTTTCTGCTGGACCGTATTCAGTTCCAGACTGCGGATCTCTCCCTTCTTCGTTCTGATCTTCACACAATGTTTCGAGTAGAACGTGAAGGAGTCCCGCAGTTTCCTTCGGGCTGCCTGTCTGCTATCCATGACTCACATATAGGTCTTGATCTTCTTGCCCTTGCTGAACGGAGCCGGGGGCTTCGGGACCTTCGGGGTAAGCGGCTTGGCACGGCCGGTGATCGACGGGGCCTTGACTTTAGGGGTCTTGGGCATCTTAGCCATGCTTGGTATCCTTAGCCTGGTAGGTTTCCTCGAAGACCTCCTTGGGGACATAGGTCTGATGGCCGTCCTTGGAGACCACCAGATATCCAGTCTCATTCCGACCGGCATCAATGTGCAGCCGGTGATGAACTCCCGGCTCAATATCTACCCTGGAACCGTCATCCGTAATAACGAAGGTAGGCTCATAGGCGACAATGCGAGCCGCAGAGACCTCCTTGTTACACTTATATTTACGCATTGCCCTCTTCAGCTTCCTTAGCGATTTCAGACAGCCATGCCTCAGCGGCATTGACAGTCATCTCGGTCTTCGCAGCGGGCTTCGCCTTGGTCCACTCAAGGACCTGACGGGCGGCTGCAAGCTTGGTCTGTTGGTTCATCGGTCCCCGCATGACTTCGAGGGTGGCCTCCATGGCCTCCTCCGCGCGGGCATCGTTCGGGTCTAGGACCCCAGTAGCCTTCATGTTCTCAATGTCCTTCTTGGCGAGCTCCTTGGCCCTACGCCATGCTTCCTGGGCTTCCTCAACGCGCATACCATCGGGAACCCCAAGCCTGGTCTTAGGAGGGAGCCCAATGAGAGCTCGAAATGCATTAGTCTGGAAGGGACCCATCTGGGCCTTCCGCATAGCCACCCATTCAGCGTGCCCAGGGATCTCCGGGGGTGGCTCACGGCCTGCTGGAGTGTGATGCAGGGTGCGCTTCTTGACCTTGTGGGTCTTTGCGGAGGTCTCTGACTTCTTCCTGGGTGCGGTCTTGGGTTTGGTTTTAGGTTTGGCCTTAGGAGAGGCTTTTGGCCCCTCCTTTGGCATCTCTATGAACCGACCGTCCCCAATGTTGACGATCTTCGTCATTGTGTAAACGTACCTCGAAGCTTGCCTTCGTGTTTCTTGTAGATCTGGCTGAGAGCGTCCAGATGCTCTTCAGGCATCTCCATGATGTGCTCTTCGATCATGTGCTTGGCGTTCAGCCAGTCGTCACCTGAATTGTTGAGCTTGGTGAGCATAGACTCCACACGTGGTGCCTGTTCCTCACCGACCTCACGGAGAACGTCCTTAGCAAAGTCGTTGCGGTCTCTCATGCGCTTCATGACCTTGGCACGATGGGCAGAGGGGTTCTGTACCTTGTCCTTAGCGACTTCGATCACCTGACCATCATGCTCGTAGCGGTACACACCAGGATCTTCCTGTGGAGACTCCTTGGCCTCGCCGTTGACCTTCTTCTGAGCTCGAACACGGACCTTAAGAGCCTCAGTGACATCATCAGCCTGGGGAGCCGGGGCTTCCTTCTTGGCCTGTCTGAGTATGTACTTCGAGGCATTCTCACGGGCTTTGAGTTCCCGCTGGATGGCCTGGATAGCGTCCATCTCATTGTAGTCCTGAGGCCCAGCCTCTTCCTGAGCCCGCCACATGGCCTCTTCCTGAGCGGCCTTGATCTGTTCGGGAGTCCTGGCGTTACGCTGAGCTTCAGCCCGGCCGTAGTCCCGATTGACAGTGGCCTCTAGGCGTGCCTGAGCGGTGTCCTGTCGGTCCTTCTGGGTCCAGGCCTTATCGGACTGCTTCCCACGAAGTTTCTGTGCAGCCAGTGCTTTGTCAGCCAAAGCCTTGTAGCCAGCCTGGATGCCTGCCTGAGCCTCAAGGTCACCCCCTTCGGCCTCA